CTTCAGCATTTGATAGAATTAATGTTCGTAGATTATTCCTTACAATAGAACAGGCTTTACAAAGAGCAGCTGAAGCTCAACTTTTCGAATTAAATGATGAATTGACAAGAGCAAATTTCAGAAATATTATTGAACCATATCTCCGTGATGTTCAGGCAAAAAGGGGTCTATATGGATTTCTTGTTGTTTGCGATACAACAAACAACACTCCTGATGTTATTGATAACAATGAATTTAGAGCAGACATTTTCCTGAAGCCAACAAAATCTATTAACTACATCACACTAACATTTGTTGCCACTCGCACAGGTGTAAGTTTTGAAGAAGTTGCAGGAAGAGTTTGATATTATTATCTAAATAACACAAGGAGGATTTAAAAATGGCAACAACAAGAGAGAACAAAACAATTTCTCAATTTAAATCAGCACTTATAGGTGGTGGTGCTCGTCCCAATCTCTTTGAAGTAGAGTTAACAACTCTCCCTAATGGTATTGCTTGGGATGCGGACAATTTTAGATTTATGTGTAAGTCTGCCGCACTTCCAGCACAGAATGTAGCATCAATTGATGTTCCTTTTCGTGGAAGAATTTTTAAAGTTGCTGGTGATAGAACAATTGATGTTTGGACAGTAACTGTTATTAATGATGAAGGATTTGTTTTAAGAAATGCATTTGAGGAATGGTCTAATTTAATTGCTGACCTTGGCACTAATCTTGGTGCAACAGATCCATCTGCATATATGGTAAACGCTAAAGTTTATCAATTAGGCAGAGGATCTGTCCCAAGCAGCAGAGACAATTTAGGTAATGCAAACGCAGTGTTAAAAGAATATGAATTTATTGACATTTTTCCAACTAATGTAGCACAAATTGATCTTTCATATGATTCTTCAGATACAATTGAAGAATTTACTGTAGAATTCCAAGTTCAGTCGTTTACTTACACTGGAGCGGGTGGTCCTAACCCATAATAAATAGTAAAAGGTTAGAATACACTAAATAAATTATGGCAAAATTATTTGGGTTCTCCATAGAGAACACTGAACCACTATCTCCTACAGCAGTTTCCCCCGTCCCACCTAATAACGAGGATGGGGTTGACCACTATATGAGTAGTGGTTTTTTTGGTTCATATGTTGACATAGAAGGAGTTTATAGAACAGAATTTGAATTACTTAAAAGATATCGTGAAATGGCACTTCATCCAGAAGTAGATAGTGCTATTGAGGATATTGTTAATGAAGCAATTGTTTCGGATACGAACGACATACCAATTCAAATTGATTTGGATAATTTAAATGCAAGTGATGGGATAAAGAAAAAAATAAGACAAGAGTTTAAATATATCTTAGACTTATTAGATTTTGATAAGAAATCGCACGAAATATATAGAAATTGGTATATTGATGGTAGAATTTATTATCACAAAATTATCGACTTAAAAAATCCCCACGAGGGAATACAAGAACTTCGTTATATTGACGCAACAAAAATGCGTTTTGTTCGGCAGCAAAAAAATAAACCAGAAAATAAATTTAATGCTATTAGCCGAATTCAAAGTGACAATCCTATGGATTATGAATTTCCCGAAATTGAGGAATATTTCATTTATAACCCCAAAACTCCCTATCAGTCCGCTAATCCATCCCAAACTGGTGCAAGTCAAGGAATTAAAATAGCAAGAGATGCGGTTACTTATTGTACGTCTGGATTAGTAGATAGAAATAAAGGAAATACTTTATCTTACTTACACAAGGCAATTAAATCACTTAACCAACTTCGTATGATTGAAGATAGTCTTGTAATTTATAGACTATCTCGTGCTCCAGAACGTAGAATTTTCTACATTGATGTTGGCAATCTTCCAAAAGTAAAAGCAGAGCAATATCTCCGTGATGTTATGATGCGTTATCGTAATAAACTTGTTTACGATGCAAATACTGGAGAAATTCGTGATGATAAAAAATACATGGCGATGCTTGAAGATTTTTGGTTACCTCGTCGTGAAGGTGGAAGAGGAACAGAAATTACAACTTTGCCTGGTGGACAAAATTTGGGGGAAATTACAGACATTGAGTATTTTAAGAAAAAACTTTATCGCTCATTAAATGTTCCACCATCAAGAATGGATGGTGAGGGTGGATTTAATCTTGGTCGCTCTTCTGAAATTTTAAGAGATGAGTTAAAATTCAGTAAATTTGTTGGAAGATTAAGAAAAAGATTTTCCAATATGTTTAGTGATATGCTTAAGACCCAATTAATTTTAAAAAATATTGTGACTCCAGAAGATTGGGAGTCTATGAGTGAGCATATTCAATATGATTTTCTTTATGATAATCATTTTGCAGAACTAAAAGAATCAGAGTTATTGAATGAAAGACTTACAATGGTTGCAACTGCTGAACCATATGTCGGGAAATATTTTTCTCAAGATTATGTAAGAAGAAAAATTTTAAGACAAACTGATGTAGAAATTCTTGAGCAAGACGCTTTAATTGATAAAGAAATTAAAGATGGTATTATCTCAGATCCAAATGCTCCAATTGAACAAGATTTCGCAACTCCAGGAGTACAACAAAGTACATCTCAAATGGATTTGGGGAGACCTATTATGGAACCAGATTTAGAATCACAAGCAACAAAATCTACACAACTTCCAAAGGGCGGAGAGATATAAATACTAACAGTTAATTATTGATTGTTAAAATGGACGAACTCCTGGATATGATTGTTACTGATGAATCACCATCACAAATAAGCGATAAGATTAAAGAATTATTGTTTACGAAATCCGCAGAAAAGATAGATGCTTTTCGTCCTTTAGTCGCATCGGACGTTTTTGGAACAGATTCCATTGAATCAGAAACTGAAGATGAATGAGAATTTTTAATAAATAACTAAAAGTATGTCATACAAATAATGGCTCATAGACCAGTTGGGGCTGGATCCTCATTTACATTTACTGCTGGAACCGCATCAACATCATCCACATTTTCCGTCCAATCTAATGTGTTGAGAGTTGTTGCAGTTGGAGCGGCAGCACATATTTCAGTTGGATCAACTCCTTCAGCAACTTCATCGGATTATTATGTTCCGTCTGGTGGAACTGCAACTCTTGCATTAACTAAAGCATCAAATCGTGTCGTAGGGGTCATAACTGGCACAACAACTGTAGTTACAGTTCCAGAGGGAACACAAGTTCCCTTTGGTGTTGATGATTATGTTACTTTGTCCGTAAGTGGACAATCATATTACAACTTCACTCACCAAAAAGTTTTGTCGGTGGATACTACATCCAATATTGATGGGTATTTCCAAAAAAGAATGACAATTAATTACAATTCAAGTGGCATTGTAACTGCATTTTCCTCAGTAGATGCAACAATTAGTGCCTCAAATAAAGTTTCTGCATATGGTTTAGGTTCTGGAACTGTTTACTATCAACAAGTACAAATTTCGGGAGATGCTTAAAATGAAACTAATCACCGAAGAAATCGAAAAGGTAGAAGTTATTACCGAAAGCATAAATGGTAGAAAAAATCTTTTTATTAAAGGAATTTTTCTCCAGGCAGAACAAGTGAACAGAAACGGTAGAATGTACCGTATGCCTGTAATGGAAAGAGAAGTAAAGCGTTATACTGAACAATACGTGAATAAAGGTCGTGCTTTAGGTGAACTTGGACATCCAGACGGTCCTACAGTAAATCTTGATAGGGTTTCACATAAGATTACAGAACTTTACCGTGATGGAAATAATTTTGTAGGTAAAGCGCAAATTTTATCCACTCCAATGGGCAAAATTGCAGAATCACTTTTAAAGGAGGGTGTTTGTCTTGGCGTCTCTTCTCGTGGTATAGGATCATTAAGAGAAACCCGTGAAGGATATAAAGAAGTTGGTGAAGATTTTATGCTTGCAACTGCTGCAGACATTGTTGCAGATCCTTCAGCGCCTGATGCTTTTGTTCAGGGAATTATGGAGGGAAAGGAATGGATATGGGACGGTAACATTTTAAGAGAAAAAGTAGCACACAATACTAAAAATAAAATAAATACTCTTGTTGCTGAAGGTATTCTTGAAGAATACAAACTGTCATTATTTAATGAGTTTTTAAATAAACTGTAAATTATTAAATTATAAATAAATATAGATTTCATAAAGGAAAATCGGAGAGTTCAAATGTCTCGTGGTACACAATTACAAGAAATGGAAGTAGGCACTAAGCAATCCAAAACTGCAGTTAATGCTGGAGCAAAAGCAGCAGAACCAATGCCTAGCCTTTCAGGATTAACACCAGGACAAACTGGTTCTTGGGAAGATCTTGGAGGACCTACACCAGAAAATTATAAGTCTGATGATGATTCTGCAAAGTTAAAAACTCCAGGAACATCTCTTAAGCAAGTTAAGGATGTTGTTAATAAAGGAGCAACACCTGCAGACTCAATGAAAGGTGTAAAAGAGGAGGAAGAACTCGAAGATGATGAAGTGATTGCCGAGTCTGAAGATGAAGAACTCGAAGATGATGAAGTGATTGCCGAGTCTGAAGATGAAGAGGAGGAGGAAAGTGATGATGAAGAGGAGGAAGGTGATGATGAAGATTATGATATTGAAGAAGATGTAAATGCACTTCTTGCTGGAGAAAATCTTTCCGAAGAATTCCAAGAAAAGGCGAAAACAATTTTTGAGGCAGCAATTACTTCAAGAATTTCCAAAATTCAAGAATCACTCGAAAATCAATACGCAGTTGCACTTAAAGAAGAAGTAGAAGAGATTAAAGAAATTCTTTCCGAAAGAGTAGATTCTTATTTGGAATATGTTTCTGATGAATGGTTCCAAGAGAACGCATTAGTTGTTGAAAAAGGTCTAAAGGAGGAGTTGACTGAATCCTTTATGACTGGTCTGAAAGGACTTTTTGAAGAACATTATGTATCAATCCCTGATGATAAATATGATGTACTTGAGAGCATGGTAGAAAAACTTGATGAAATGGAGACAAAACTCAACGAGCAAATAGAAAAAAATGTTTCCCTAAACAAGCGTCTCGCAGAGTCGGTTGCTGATGGAATCTTTGAACAGGTTTCTGAGGGTCTTGCGGCTACTCAGAAAGACAAGCTCGCTTCACTTGCCGAAAGTGTTGAGTTTGAAAGTGAAGACGAATATCGTGAAAAACTGGAGACTTTGAGGGAAGCATATTTCCCAACTAAAGGATTTTCTCCATCTGCTAAATCTGAGTCCCTCTCTGAGGGTGTAGACAATTCACCTGAAAATATTTCAGGCACTATGGCTGCATATTTGAACACTCTTTCAAAATTTAGCAAATAATTGAATTTAATATAATTCAAACCCAAACATTCACTTACAAAAGGTAAACGCAAATGTTCCATTCAGAGCAATTGCAGGAAAAGTGGGCACCTCTTCTTAACTATGATGGACTTGATCCAATCAAAGATTCACACAGAAGAGCAGTAACCGCTGTCCTGTTAGAAAACCAAGAAAGATTTTTAAGAGAGCAATCAGCATTTGATCATGGATCAATGGGAATGCTGATGGAATCTCCAACCAACAGCGGCAACGCTGCTGGTGCCCAGGGTGCTTTCGGTGGAGACGCTACCGCCGGTGGTCCTGTTGCAGGTTTTGATCCTGTTCTTATTTCATTGATCAGACGTTCAATGCCTAATCTGGTCGCTTACGACCTCGCTGGCGTTCAACCAATGAGTGGTCCTACTGGACTAATCTTCGCAATGCGTTCACGTTATACTAATCAGTCTGGTACTGAAGCATTTTATAACGAATCTGACACTACATTTTCAGGCACAGATTCTGGTTTTGATACCACCCTCACCAGAGATTTTGCTGATGTTGGTGCTGGTATTGGTACAACCATTCAGGCTGGCACCAATCCTTCAGTTCTAAATCCAGTTGGAACCGCAACTTCAACGGCATATAACGTTGGACAAGGTATGCCTACTGGTGATGCAGAAAATCTTGATAGTGGAACGAATGCATTCAATCAGATGGCTTTCTCGATCGAGAAAGTTACTGTTACTGCTAAGTCAAGAGCACTGAAGGCAGAATATAGTCTCGAACTTGCACAAGACCTAAAAGCAATTCATGGTCTGAATGCAGAAGCAGAACTTGCTAACATTCTCTCCACTGAGATCCTCGCTGAGATCAACAGAGAAGTCATCAGAACCATCTATAAGGTTGCTGAGCAAGGTGCCGTTCAAAACGTTGCAACTGGTGGTGTGTTTGACCTTGATGTTGACTCAAATGGTCGTTGGTCTGTTGAGAAGTTCAA